GATTGCCTCAATGAAATAATAACCGGCCACGCTGAGCAGGTCTGAAGCAGTGCGGTAGCCGATAGATAACCTTACCTGGCTGCCGCGCTTGAGCGAAGCCAAGAGACTGCCCGAACCTGAGCCGATGGAGTTGTAAGCGCCCTTTGAGTTATCGAGCATAACCGACAATGTGGACGGGGAGAGGGCATAAACAGATTCCTTTATCACGAGCAAATCCTTAGCGGGAACGGTATAAAAAGCACCAGCGCCTGAGCCGGGGGACGGCGGCGACCATGAGCCGGGAAGCCCCGTGCGCCAGACCTGGTTGGCAGCGGAAGCGTAAAGATAAGTCCCATCACAGGCCAGGGCAAGGCCGCAGGTACACAGGGTATTAAGAGGGTAGGCCTTATGCCAATCAGAATCCTTGAACTCGGTGGCCGGTGCAAGGCGGTAAAACAGGGGGGTGTTATCCTTTGCCATGGAGAAGACGGCGCCCAGGGAAGAGTGATAGCAGATAAAGGGGTCATCAACGGCAAGGTTATCGGCGGCGCGCTGGGTGGCGACTATGGAATAGCGTTCCCACCAGGTGGCGGTGCGTTTTCCGGCGCGACCCGTTTGAAACGAGCGAAGATTGAGATAGCCTGAGTAATCGATCTTAGCTCTGGCGGTGTCAAGGAACGCAAAACCGCTAAAAGTTCCTGCGGTGTACTGGTCTCCGTCACCGTATACAGCACGGGCAAGGCGCAGGTAATCTCCGTCGGCGAGCAAGGCAATAATGTTCCAATCTCCGTCATGGTAGAGCGCAAGTCCATAGATTTCGTAATCTCCTGAGATTTGCCCCAGGCCGGTGCTCCACGTGCCACCCGTTCTTATCTGGATATACAAGCTGGAGGGGTCATTAATATCACTGGCATGGACAACGGCGCAATCGCCGTTGGATTTAAATGCTGCGGCGAGGCCGCGCTCACAGGGGCGGGTGTTGGACATGGACACCCAGCTACCCCAGGTCGCACCGCTGTCAGAGGACGCGCGGCGGTAGAGGTTGACGCCGTCATCAGAGAACATGATCACTTCCGCATTCCTGGCAATGACAGCCACGGGATGGCCGGAGGGAACGGAGCCGCGGTTAGTCCAGGACGACCAATCGCTGGAGGGACCGGGTGAAGTGACACGCTGCTGATAGAGAGTGCCTTCGGCATTGCGGATGCGGATGACAGAGCCGTCCGAGGGGATGGCAAGGGAATGAGGGGCCGGGGTGGTGGAATCAGTCACGCTGGTAAGCCGCACCCAGGAGAAATCCGACCACTGAAGGGCGGAACTGTATACAGAGGCGGGATGGCCAAAGGTGGCGACTTCGACCTTGACCAGCGGCTTGCGGGTAGGCTTGCGCTGTTCGGCGTTAAGGGCGGTTGAGAGGGTTCTCAAGATTTTTTCCCTCTCCCCCTGCCCCCTCTCCGGCGGAGAGGGGGTGATTTTTTAGCAGCGGGCGCCCTGCTTTTCGGGGAAGTGTGAGTTTTGAAGAGAGCAAGCGAGCGAAAAACAGTGCGCTTGGAGATACCGAGACGCTGGGCTATCTCATTGAGTGATTTGCCCTCATTATGAAGTGAATGCACATCAGCGGCGCGCTTGAGCTGGAGGATATTACGCTTCCCGCAGGGCATATCCTCAATACACTGCGGCAAGGGGCACTCAAGGCATACCGGGTATACCTCACAGCCGCGGTCGGGGAAACTGGTCATCACTATATTTTTATGAGAAGCCAAAACGCACCTTTCTGAAGCACCGCCGCGCGGATCCGCGCGGCGGCACGCAAGTATCCATTATTCAGGCTACGGCGGACAGGCCCATGTCACAAAGCGTATAGATGTACTTTATACGCATGGTCTTTCCATCAGGCTCGTACCAGCGCACAGGCTTGCCTTCAAGCATGGTGAGATTGGCGCGGAAGCGGTACAGGTCTTCCATATCACGGAACATGACGTAAGCACCTTCCGGCATATACTGACAGCCGGGAATAGCGTCGCGCACAGCCTTATCATAGGTCTGCTTGGAAGCGTAATCAGTGTAATCGGAAGCTTCAGGGGCGCGGTAAAAGGGAGCGCCTGAAGAATTGACGCCGACGAGAGTTGGCCACGCCTGCTTTGCCAGCATGATGGCCTTATCAACAACCTGCTCCGCCACGGTAACGCGGACGGTGGGGTGTATCTTGAGAAGGTTGTAGCTTGAGATAACGCGCTGAGCCGCAGTGTAGAGGTCGTACAGGCCGCCGCCCAGGTTCTTAATATAGTCATCAATAGCGATGGGGGCCTCATACTGGTTGGGCAAAGGGACAGGCTCTTTAGGCTGGGGAATTGAGTCGGCAGGAGATTGCCGCGCGGCGACGCCGCTCGCAATGGATGGTGTTTCATATTTCTTGCCGATGGTCTTGACCCAGTCGAAGTTCACGCCCAGAAGCCCGCCGACGATGGAGACTATCTGAGCCTGCACATCGGTAAGGCCGCTGTATTTCCATGCCCAGACAAGCACACCCAGGATAATAAGCACGGTCAGGAAACGGGTGCTCTTGAGCATATTCAGCCAGGTGGGCACCAAAGATATGAAGGTGGAAAAGAGGTCGTCTAAAGCCGCTTGAGTTTTTTGCATTTTTCACTCCTAAATGATTTTTCACCTAACCCCTGCCCCTTCCCTCAAGGGAAGGGGTGAGTTGTTATTTTCGAGAAGGGGCTGCGCCCCTTCTGCGACGGCCACGCGGTGATGGGGGTGACAGATTTTGCTTGACAAGTAAGTATTCATATCAAAGCGCAAAGGGTAGGAGGTATGGGGCGGTTGGCTTTGCGGTAGTGAGCCGCGAGGTGGCGGGCGGCATCTATGAGCTGCGCCGGATCGGCTATGGCGCGCTTGCCGTCGAGGCCGAAGCGGGAAAGTGAAATCACGGCCTGCTCCAGCAAAGGCCAATCGACCGTGTGCTCGTAGCCAACCTTGCCCAGGACAGCACGCTTCACCTGCTTAGTATGGTGGGGAAGCTGCCATGTGCCGGGAAGATCAGGATCCTCAACGATGGCGAACGCCTGCCTGGGAAGGCCGTCCTGCAAAAGGGGGTACTGGTTTTCCTGCTCCGGGTCGGGATAGGACTCACCGTCTATTTTTTCCAGTACTGACAACTTTGATTTTGCCATTGATTTTTCTCCTTCGATCATGAGATTGCGCGCCTTATGCTGAAGGCGACGCTTCGCACGCAATGACGTTTTAGTACGCAAATGTTTACTCCTCTGGCAATAACTGGGTTATACTGAGTTTGCGGTAGTTATAGTTTCGGACGAGATTAAGCGCCGTATAGAACTGCTTGAACCTGTCGCGCGCCCAATAGCCGAGGTCACGGTCAACGTTAGGACCGCCGGTATTGGCGGTATCAGATTTATACTGGGCAAGGCTGGAAATGGCATAAGCACAGGCGCCGACAGCGATGATGCTCTCATGCACGGTGGGGATGGTGGAGCCGGTGCCCAGCGTGTGCTGCTTCAGCCAGTAGACACAGCAGTTCGCGCCATCACCCTCATAACTGCCGCGGAAAGTGAGTACATCACCCCAGACAGTAAAGGCCACGAATGAAGGGGGAACCTGGCCAACGGGGTGCTCAACCTGAAGGACATCAACGCGGCCGGCAAGCGTGGAGATATCAACGGACTGGCTGCCGTCAACCGTGGCCAGGGTGGATTTGACTTGCAGGGGGCAGTACTCGGAATAGTCCAGCACCGCCTTTTCGATGGCGCGGTCAATCTCAGCATCCGTCCAGCGATAATTCGCGCTTTCCTCATCTTTGAGGTCGCGGCGGACCAGGGTTCTTATGCTTGATAAAGTAGTCATTTATTTACTTCGATCATGAGATTGCCACGTCGCCTTCGGCTCCTCGCAATGACGGGTGGAGGAAACGGCCGGGCGGGTGAGCAGATCCCGCCCGACCCTATATAGAAAGGAGGCGCTTAACAGATGGGCGCTCCGTTAAGCCACAGAATCAACACGGCTATCCAGGAAAAAGATGATATCGGTAGCGGATAAGGCCAGGCCGATGATGGTATTGGCATCACCCGACGTGCTGGGGGCGGTCTGCGTGACCTGCCCGTAATTGCTGGCTTCATCAACATAGACGTAGCCGCCGGGGGTAGCACCGCTGTATCCTGTGACAACGCAATCCCTGGCAACAGGGCATTTACCGCCGCTGGGGGTGTCCTTAAGTGCGATAAGGCGGCCCTGGATGACGCTGCCGGTGGTCGCCAGGGCGCGCTTCCAGCCGCTGGAATAACCGAGGACATCGCCCTCTTTCACGGCTTCCGCGACGGTGACAGAAGCGGCGCTGGGGGAATCGCTGACTATGACGGAACGGCCTTTAGCGGGATCTGAAAAAGCCATATTTCATTACTCCTTGACGCAGAGCGAGGGGATTGCCACGGGGCTGCGCCCCTCGCAATGACGTTTTGTGTTGTTAATCCTGGACTCCGATGAGGGCGGCGGCCTTGACGTTCGAGAAGAGAGCAAGGCTGCAGTACCACTTGATGCGAGTGCGGGTGGCGTCCTTTGTTTCCATATCGCCTATCCTGACGACCTGGAGGCCGCCGGGGCCTGTGAGGCCGCAGAGGCCATCCTCACCGAACTGGATGGCGTAGATGGTGGAGTTTGCCGCCCCCGTATAAGCGGTTTCGACCGAACCTGAAAGGGTGTGAGTATCCTTGATAAAGTCCGAGACTGAAATCGGGATGCCGTTGTAATACTCGACGAACTCGCCCAGAAGCCCCTTGCCGACCTCAAGGTTGTTGCCGGCGGCACGGGCCAGGGCGGCGATCTTGCGGCGGGAGCGGCGGGACATCATGAGCATATCCGGCTTACCGCCCTTGACGGCATCAATAAGCTCGTCGATCTTGGTAAGGGTGAGCGCGGCGCCGGTGGCTCCCATAGCGATAAGCTGGTCGCTGGCGGTGCCCGTGGCAATCAGCTTGATAAGGCCGTCAAACTGGTTGGGGACGCCGGTGTTATCGCCGTAGATGAACTTGTCCTCAAGCTCATGGCGGATGGCTTTGGCTGTCAGCTCGATGATAGCTGACTCGACGTCCATGATATTGGAGCGGGTCTGGCGGATGTAATTGTCCACGTCCGCATTCTGGCCGAGTATGGCGAGGGTGGCCGTCTTCTGGGTGAAGGTGACGGCGGGGGATGTATTCCAGTCATCATTGACGGCGTGCCACTCCGCGGTGGGAAGAGTGGTTTCGCGGTTGTAGGTGAGGGCGTTGCCCACGATCTCAATCCAGGGCAACTGCTGGAGCAATGGGCTGTCCTTGATGACTGTCTCAATGACGCCCTGGTACATAACGTCATTTGAGAGCTTGGAGTATTCGGATAAAGTAGTTCCCATCGGTTATTTCTTCTCCTGTATTCCTACTTTGATTTTTTCCCTGGGGGAAAGGCCGGAAGTATCCGGCGCCGAACGTTCAGGCGCGCCTGCGGGGACGGTGACGGACATGATGTCGGCCTCAATGCGGGAGCGGACAAGTCCGGCCAGGTCAGTTACCCTGCGCATGGAAGCGTCAACTTCCGCTATGGTGGAGCCGGTGATCAGCTCGTCGGAAAAGAGAGGGTTGGAGCTGACGGCCAGCTTGCGATAGGCGACAATGGAAGCCTCATGCGCCGTTTTAAGCGCGGTGAGGTCGGCAGACTGGGACTCAATAGTCTTGTTAGCTTCGTTCAAGGCGGTGTCCTTTTCCCTGAGTGAAGATTCAAGCAAGGTTATGCGGGGGTCCGCGGTTAGTTCAATGCCTGGGGATTGCTTCGCTGCGCTCGCAATGACATCGTTAGCCTGTGGGTCTGCCTTATATTCGGGTTTTTCCTCTGACATATTTTCTCCTTCGATCATGAGATTGCCGCATCACTGCGTTCCTCGCAATGACGTGGTGGTTCAAAGCGGTGCCTGCATTTCGGCGGCAACATTTCTCTCTCTCGCTCCGCCCTGTGTAGACTGCGCTTTAAGATCGTTATTCTGCTGGAGGATGCGCCTGCGCTCATCCATCCATTTCTCAAACTCAAGCTCGGGGTCACGGACGCCGAGCGTATCCATGGCCGTGCGGCGTGAATGGACGCCGGACTGAACAAGGAGCTGTTCATTCTGCGACTCGCGCGCCCTATCCTGGGGAAGCACCTGTCCCCAGCACACACGCTGGGCGACCTGCGTCAGATCCTCACCGGCGAACTTAGCCCACAAGTGCAGTATCATCTCGTTGCGGCGCTTGTAGACAGTGGTGCGAACGAGGCGCTTGCGGTTGACCTTCTGCAGGAGCGACTGAAGCTCGACCTCAAGGGCGACGCCGGAAAGTTCCTGCTCAATGCCGCCGTAGGAAGCGCGAGGGGATTCCGACAGGTCATGGATGGTGCGGTAAATCAAATCTATGTAATCGATATGCAGGCGGATGCCGCCGCCCTGGAGCAAATCAAGCAAGTAAGCTTTGGTATCAGGGGGGATATTCCAGACGGCGCCGGGGCGCACCTGGATATCCTCTGAGGACTCGACACCCTCAAGCACGGCGATGGGGTTGCCGGACACTTCAAGGATGCGGGAAAGCTGAGAGAGGGCGCGGTTAAGCTCCTTCTGCGGCTCCTGCAAGGACGGGATATCGGACATACCCCAGAACTGCTTGGGCTGACGAACATTGGGATAAATTATGAATGGGATGAAGCCGTAGGGATTGGGCTTGCGGTCAATGACGTCATTATCCATGAAGAGGGTAAAGTCCTTATCAGTCCAAAGCTCTGTGATCTGGACTGCCTTCTTCTGAGTAGACTTTTTGTAGAGGAGCATGACTTCATCCTGGGAGAGCTGGTAGCGACTGGCCAGGCGGTAAACACGGGTGAGGTCGTCGCCGGTCCACCAGGCATAAAGGCCGTTGACGTCCGGCGCCGTGATGCGGACACGCCTCTCAACGGCGTCCCAGGTGACCTTGTAGCAGCCGTCGCCCAGGATGGCGGTGTCGATCTCGGTGGTGTAATCAAGCTCTCCGCAGTTGTTGCGGTCAAGGATCTGATAGATTAGATCTTCGGCGCGCTTGGCGATTCCGGCGCCGGATTGCGAAGGAGATTGCTTCGTCGCTGCGCTTCTCGCAATGACGCGTGAGGGGGGCGCGAGGGCGGGCGCGTTTAATGGTTCAAAGGCGAAGTTGAGGCCGGACATGAGGTAGGATGTTATCTTGTCGATGGAGATGCGGGCATAGTTAAAGACGAGCTGGCGGTTCTTGGACCTGACGGCCCACTGGCTGCCGTTGTAAAAATCGAGATTAGACTTGTACGCGCTGAAGCGGGAGCGGTCAAGCTGTGAGAGGTCGGACGGCTTGAAATCAGTCATCGCGCTGACCCCCCACAGCAACCCTGGGGGCGCTGTCCTGCGCCGCCCTGACGCACAGGGCAAGGGACATTAAGTAATCATCGTGGCCTTCAGAAGGATCAACGAAAAAGTTTATAGTCTGATTCGGCCTGTACTGGCTTTTTGCCTTTTCAAGTTGTAAAAGGAATTCGGCGAACTCGCGGCTGCCGTCGCCGGCATAGCACTTGAGGCGGCCGGAATTGACGGCGGCTATGAGGTCGAAGCCAAGCTGAGACTTGGAAGCCTGGGTGAACTTGAAGGGCTGGACACGAGCGCCGCAGGATTTCTGCAGGAAAGAGGCGACAGGCTCGCCGATGCCGGTGGAGTCGCAAAGGACACGGGTGCAGTTCCAGGTATTCCTGACGATATCAACGAGCTTCGGGTAAAGCTCATGGTGAGGCTGGCCGATCCAGCTATAATGCTCAACAAGCTTGAGCGATGGCTCTTTGTTCACGGTGCGGACCACTTCGGCGATAGTAACGACTGTGGCATCACGGCCGGGGCGCACAAGCACCTGGTCCTCAAGCTGTTCATCCTGACCGGCAAGGTCGATGCCGGCAACGTAGACGGCGCCAGGCTGACGCGAGCGCAGGCGGGAATGAGAGCCGATGACCTGAGCGACCTGGGCGCGAGAGAAGAGACGGCCGCTGGCGGGCAAAGGCAGAAGGCGGTACTGGGTGCGGAAGAGGGGATGGTCATCGCCCAGGCGCTGGCGTTCCGATTCAACGAAGGCGGCATAGCCGGGGTTATACTTAGCGACCTCTTCCCAGGGATAGCGGAAGTGACGCTTTATGCCGTCCTGCTTCTCCATTTCAAGGTTGAGCGCCTTGGTCTGCTCAAGCAGGGTGCCGTCATCCCAGGTCGTGCCGTAATGGACGGTAGTGGCGTTGGTGGAGCTGGCCATGGGGCGGAAGTCCTTTGAATACTTGTCCTGGTTGATATCCTGCGACTCGTCCACTTCCAGCAGAAGGTCGGCGGTGTGGCCGACGACGTTTGAAGTCTCATCGGCGGATAAAAAGACCTGGCGGGCGGCGCCCAGCTTGAGGATATAGCCGAACTCGGCCTGCCAGATGCCGTCGTAGCCGAACTCGTCGAGCCGGTCCTTGAGCCGATTCATCGAGATCAAAGTTTGCGGCTTGAAGGTTGGTGAGCACTTGATGGAGGTTCCACCCTTCGCAATGAACATCGTCAACAGTAGTACCTCAATATGAGCAGAAAGCTCGTTCTTGCCGCCCTGGCGGGCTATCTCAACCGAGAAGGTGAGGCCCTTTTTCTGCAATATACTGTCGAAAACGGCCTTTGCCACTTCCTGCTGGTACGGCCTTAAATCCATCTACTGAATAAACGCCTTGATGCCCAGTGGGACGGCGATCTCAGTGAGCGCCTTAGTGATGGCATCCTTGAGCGACTTCTTCTGCCCGCTGGTGATGTTGAACTTGGTGCGGACCAGGCGGGCAATGGTGCTGGCTGCGATCATCTGCATATCTATGCGCTCGGGGTGCTGGTTGATAAGCGTGAGCAGCTTGACGCGCAGGATGGCGATCTCTTCGTCTATGCCCTCTACTGCGCGTGCTTCGTCAAGCTGAAGCTTTTCAGCCTCATCAAGAACCTGGCTGTAGAACCCGTGCGTCCGGGCGTTCTGGTTGCCCTTCGGCGCTCCGCGCTTTTTCTTGTCCGTCATTAATCACTTTGAGCATGCCATAGACGATGGCCAGAGCTGCCAGCTCGTAATTCCCTTCCTGGATGGCCTTTTCAAGCAGAGACATAGGTATCAGGTAAAGAATAGAACAAGTGTTCTGTTTTTGTAAAGGGGGTTTTGTCACTGTGGGTAAAGTGGTTAGATAAATAGAATAAGATGCATCAATGTGAAAAATGTAAAAATGGAGGAGGCACTATAGTTCGAATCCCCACTGCCCCACCATTTAACTTAGGAAAGCTCAGTTACGATTGCAATAAAAGGCGGGCCGAAAAGCCCGCCCTGGTTAAGTTCACTGCCCTTTTATCAGTGGCCCTGTTGCCTGCGCTGCATCATGATCATGCCGACGATGAATGCCATCGCCAGCGCGGTTATGCTCAAGAGCAATATCAGGTCTGATTCCCTGAACATCTCCACCTTGAAAATGCCGGCCGGCACGCCGTCCACGTACACGCTGTATTCGCCCGGTTCGCTGCGCGACACGTTGAAGGTCAGTTGCGAGGAACCGCCGCTGTTCACAGTTATGCCCTGTGTTGTTTCCACCTGGCCGTTGACATACACTGTGACCTTTTTATTGCCGTTGACAGTGCCCCTGTTGCTGATGTTAGCCGTCACAGTGACAGGGTTGCCGGGCGTGACTGTTGCTGTGGAGAGGCTGGCGCTTTGAATCTGAATGTTGGGCAGCGATACGGGTGGGTTCGTAGTGGTAGTTGTGGAAGTTGAAGTACCGCCGTGTGATGTAAACGCACCTGTGCCGATGGCTGAACTAGTCCATTTTGCGTAGAGCATCACGGACGCATCGGTGGTATAGCTGGCACCCTCGGCGTAAGCGGTGCCCGTGCCGTTGGCGGCGGTGTTCCAGCCGCTGAAGGTGTAGCCTGTTTTGGCCAGGCCGCCGCTATTAGTCCGCAGGGTGAGCGGTACGCCGTGGGTCTTGGCCTGGTCGGCGGGCGCCGTGCCCGAGGTATTGCCGTTGCCGTTGTAGGTCACGGTGTAGGCGGCGCCTATCCAATTTGCGTAGAGGGTGGTGTTGGCGGTGATGTCCCAGTTCCTGGCGCTGGCCATGGCCGCAGTGTAATACTGCGTGCCACCACCGTTGATAGCAGTATAATAGCCGCCGAAGGTATATCCTGTCCGTGTGGGCGCGGTGGCCGCAGGCATGGCCGCCCCGTAGGTGGCGGTCAAATTATCACTCCCGCCCGTACCCGACTGCTTGTCAAAGGTCACGATGTAGGTGTTGGCTGTCCACTTTGAATAGAGGGTCACGGCGGCGTTGGCTGTATAGCCGGCACCCTCGGCATAACCGGTGCCCGTGCCGTTGGCGGCGGTGTTCCAGCCGCTGAAGGTGTAGCCTGTTTTGGCAAGGCTGCCTGTATTAGTTTGCAGTGTAAGGGGCACGTCGTGGGTCTTGGACTGGTCGGCAGGCGCCGTGCCCGAGGTGTTGCCGTTGCCGCTGTAGGTCACGGTGTAGGTGTTGATTGTCCAATAGGCGTAGAGGGTGGTGTTGGCGGCGATGTCCCAGTTCCTGGCGCTGGCCATGGCCGCGGTGTAATACTGCGTTCCCGCGCCGCCGGCCACCGTGTAGTGGCCGCCGAAGGTGTAGCCGCTACGGGTGGGCGCCGTGGCCGCAGGCATGGCCGCCCCGTAGGTTGCAACCACGCTGTCGCTGCCGCCCGTGCCCGACTGCTTGTCAAAGGTCACGGTGTAGGTATTGGTTGTCCAGTTGGCGTAGAGGGTGGTGTTGGCGGCGATGTCCCAGCTCCTGGCGCTGGCCATGGCCGCGGTGTAATACTGCGTGCCACCACCGTTGATAGCAGTATAGTAGCCGCCGAAGGTATATCCTGTCCGTGTGGGCGCCGTGGCCGCCGGCATGGCCGCCCCGTAGGTTGCAACCACGCTGTCGCTCCCGCCCGTGCCCGACTGCTTGTCAAAGGTCACGGTGTAGGTATTGGCTGTCCAGTTGGCGTAGAGGGTGGTGGCGGCGGCGATGTCCCAGTTCCTGGCGCTGGCCATGGCCGCGGTGTAATACTGCGTTCCACCACCGTTGATAGCGGTATAGTAGCCGCCGAAGGTGAAGCCTGCGCGTGTAGGCGCCGTGGCCGCAGGCATGGCCGCGCCGTAGGTGGCGCTCACGCTGTCGCTCCCGCCTGTGCCGCTCTGCTTGTCAAAGGTTACGGTGTAGGTGTTGGCCGTCCAGTTGGCATAGAGGGTGGTGTTGGCGGCGATGTCCCAGTTCCTGGCGCTGGCCATGGCCGCGGTGTAATACTGCGTGCCACCACCATTGATAACAGTATAATAGCCGCCGAAGGTATATCCTGTACGGGTGGGCGCCGTGGCCGCAGGCATGGCCGCCCCGTAGGTGGCTATCACGCCGTCGCTGCCGCCCGTACCCGACTGCTTGTCAAAGGTCACCGTGTAGGTGTTGATTGTCCACTTTGAATAGAGGGTCACGGCGGCGTTGGCGGTGTAGCTGGCACCCTCGGCGTAATCGGTGCCCGTGCCGTTGGCGGCGGTGTTCCAGCCGCTGAAAGTGTAGCCTGTTTTGGCCAGGCTGCCTGTATTAGTTCGCAGGGTGAGCGCCACGTCGTGGGTCTTGATCTGGGCGGCAGGCACCGTGCCCGAGGTGTTGCCGTTGCCGTTGTAGGTCACGGTATAGGTTGGAGGATCGGACGTTTTGACCACCACGATGGCCCCCGCATACGGGTTGAGCGGCGCGGTTGGGCCCGGCCCGTTCCAGGTCGCAGGGCTGTACCCCGCAACATACACGTTGCCGAGGGCATCCAGCGCGATGCCGCGAGCATAATCATCGCCCGCGCAGCCGTAGAAGGTGTGCCAGGCGTAAGCGCCCGCCCCGCTGAGCTTGACCACCACGATGTCGTTACCGCCCGCATGCGGGTTGAGCGGCGCGGTGGCGCCCGGCCCGTTCCAGGTCGCACCGCTGTACCCCGCAACATACACGTTGCCGCCGGAATCCAGATCGATGCCGTAAGCATAATCATCGCCCGCAGCGGAGCCGTAGAAGGTGTGCCAGGCGTAAGCGCCCGCCCCGCTGAGCTTGATGACCACGATGTCGTAATTGCCCGCAAACGGGTTGAGCGGCGCGGTTGCGCCCGGCCCGTTCCAGGCCGCATTGCTGCGGCCCGCAACATACACGTTGCCGCCGGAATCCAGCGCGATGCCGCGAGCATAATCATCGCCCGCAGCGGAGCCGTAGAAGGTGTGCCAGGCGTAAGCGCCCGCCCCGCTGAGCTTGATGACCACGATGTCGTAATTGCCCGCAAACGGGTTGAGCGGCGCGGTTGGGCCCGGCCCGTTCCAGGCCGCAGTGCTGGTCCCCGCAACATACACGTTGCCGCCGGCATCCAGCGCGATGCCGTTAGCATAATCACTGCCCGCAGCGGAGCCGTAGAAGGTGTGCCAGGCGTAAGCGCCCGCCCCGCTGAGCTTGACCACCACGATGTCGTTATTGCCCGCATACGGGTTGAGCGGCGCGGTT